TGGAATTTCCTGATGTCAGGATCGCGGGAGTCCTTGAGACAAAAGCGGCGGCAAATTTCCCGGTAGGCAAAGGATTCGTATTTGAAGGCCACCAGCAGGATGCCGGACATCATGGCGTTGACCTGCTCCGTCTTGACGCGCGTTTCAAAGGCGGTCTGCTCCTTCTGGGTGCCGGTATCGGCCTGCTGGGTGTAGGAGGAGGACGCTTCCGCCTGTAGTTGCTTGAGTTGCGCCATGACCATTTCCATCAGGCCGGAGTCGATTTGATGACGTTCGGCCTGCGGGACAATGGAGAGTCCGGTTTTCAACACCCCAAAGTTTCCAAAATCTTGAATCTGAGCGCGGGCTTTGTCGGCGGGATCGGTGGTTCTCAGCCAGATATTGAAATTATCGTGAACATGCTGCAACGCCCGGCAGCGCGTCAGGTTGGTGTAAAACGTCGGTTCCAGCAAGGCGTAGCCCAGTCCGCGAACGGAATGAAACTTGAACGGGGCGTCGGTGGACAGGTCGCCATACTGACAATGGACAAGCTCCTGCCAGGTGCGCCCAAAGCAATCATCGGATTCCCAAAGGAATTCATCCTTTGAATCGCCACGAATGGCTGCGTTATCGGGAACCACAACCATCCATTCCGGTCGGATAACCAAGCTGCCGAACAGAACGTCAAGTCGCGTGATTTCCTGGTCGGTACCAATCATGTAATCGGTAATGGCTCGCATGGAGACATTATCATACTTGTGGCGGGCAACGACTTTGTTGGCCGGCAACGGAAGGTCGCCGGTAGCCATCGTAATGGCCTGTGGGATATAACGGAAGTTCTTGCGATACGTCTGGGCAGAGCCGTTATTAGTGTAAATCTGCCAAGTCGCATTAGTGGTCGGAGAGGCATCAACGGTCTGATACTGAACAGCCGGACCACCCGCAACGCCCGTCGATGACGGGATAAGCGAAGGATAGACATTCAGCGTCGTCGCGTTAGCCGCCATTGCCACGGTCACAACAAACTGGCGAAGTTCACCAGTCGATTGCTTGGTAACACGGTTGACGGCATTAACAGCATTGATGGTGACAATATCGCCAACATTGAGCGTTCCAGTAATAGCCGAAACGGTAAGCGCCGTTCCAGTCTGGTTTGCCCCGTTCATGGTGCCGGTAGTAAATGTTCCGGTAGTGAACTTGAGCACAGTCTGATCCGAATACCAGGTAGCACCAAGCGCACGATACATCATGCCTTCGTAATATTGGTCGGAAATCGCAGACTGTGGGTTAAGCAGACCGCTAAGGCTGGTAACTACGCGGGCTTCCGTGCGCGGATCGTTGATAATCTTTTGCGTGGATTCCGGCGCGGAGTTGATCTTGAGCGTCGCCTGAGCATCCAGATAAGTACCCGCATTCGGGGTAAGGATGTTCTGGTTAGCGTCAAAGTTTGCCGCCATGTTACAGATCGTATTGGCCGAATTTGACATGATCGTGCTGGCAACACCGCCAGCTAGATTGTTCATCATCGGTAGCATGACGCGCTCGGAGAAGTCATCCAAGCTCAACAGCAAATCGGCGGTCGAGAATGAAACGTCAACGCCGTCTTGCGTTGCAAGGGTGAGAACGGTCTGCTGTTCCGCAGTATCCTGAATGGAAACGGCGGGGCCGGTACGATAGGTGTAATCATTCGGCAAGCGAATACGAAGTTGCGAACCGATCTTTGCGCCCTTTTTGCCGAAATCGTCGTCATACTGGCGGTCAAGATTTTTGATGAATGCGTTGCTATTCACAAATAATTCAATAGCGGAACGCGTAATCATGCTGATAGTTAGAAGTGAATTAGCCATAGGATATATCCAATGCTGAATAGGAGGATGCAAGCCTTTCCCGCTTGCGGTTCAGGGGCAGGGCGTCATGCTGCGTATTGGACGCATCAGCATCGGATTAGCCGCCGAGACGGTAGCACCGGGTAGGCCGGGACCAACTATCTGCGTGGATTATTCGCTTCCCATTTTGCCTTGCGTTGGGCCTGGCGGATGGAAAACCACGTCTCATCGTCCAGATCATCGCGTAGAGAAGCCGGGGCTGGCGCAGCCCTGCCACCTACTGGCTTGACCGGGGCGGGGGCTTCAGAGACTTTCTTAACTTGTGACGGCTGCATGGCGAGCTTACCCATTTCAATAATGCGACGTGCTGGCGGCAATTCCATAATACGGTAGTAGTTATCGGGATTCTTGCCCAATTCATAAAGTACCTTAGCCGGATCATCCGTGGCCAACACTCCATTCATTGTATCCTGGTCAAACCCGCCAAGAACTTCAAGATTTGAAACCGCCTCTTTCCATTCGCCACCATAAACAGTTTCACCCTTTTGGGCCGCTTTGTTGCAGTCCTCTACATATCTTTGCTGCGCCAGCATTTCCTTGGCGCGCCTATCAACCTCGGAGGATGGGACAACATCAAAATTAGGTTTGTCTGTCGATTGATTGAACTTGGCGGCTAATGCCTTGGCGTTTTCAAGCTCGCGCTGTAAGTCCGCCTCGCGGCGCTTGGCTTCTTGTAGCTGTCGATGCTTGGCCTTGAGTTCCTTTTCGCGCCAATCGACTTTTGGTTCCTCGACTTTTGGCGGTTCTTCTGCCTTTACTTCTGCGGAGGATTCTTCTGGTTTTGCTTCCTCGGCCAGCGGAAGTTCTTCTTGCTTAGCCTCTGCTGGAATTTCCTCAACTGTTTCAGGAGTAGCCTGTGCGATTTCCTCATTAGGTTTTACTTCTTCATCGGCCATCTACGTCTCCTTGCACTGGAACCGCCAGGACGGTTAGTTAATCGGTATTATAGGTTTGTGCTGTATGACGTGCTTTGCAGTCGGTCCCGTTCCGGCTGCGTGTTCCTCAAGCCACGCATTATAAATAGCTTCCTTCAAATGCGGATTAACCATTGGGCTATCGAGCATTTGCAACATAACATTGCGGGCGAGATTAAGATGATACATCCAGCCCGGTTTATTGATTACAATATCCCCGTTTGGCTGATGCCATTGACCGCGAATGTAATCCTTCAATGTCGGGAATGTCGCCCTGAATTGAGGCGAGCGGTTTTCTTCATAGAACACACTCGCCAGCTTCTTTGCCATTGATCGGATGGTACGTTCGGTCATGCCGCCGTATCCTTCGTCGCATCCATCTCGGCTTGATTGTCCTCTTGTATCTGGTCGATATGGTCCATGTGCATTTCATGCAAAGTCTGGTTTGCCTGCATATCTAATTCACGATGGGATAGGCCGACTTCATGGAAATCCTTAATAACCTTGCCAACGGTATTAAGCCGCTCCGTCTCTGCTCTAGACGCCTCAATATCGCGTTTTTCGTCCTTGCCCTTGAGTGCGATTTGTTTCTCGGCCAGTTTCTGCAATAGCTCGGCAATCTGCGCTGATTGTTTCTGTATTTGCTGATTAAGCTGGTTAATGACGGGTCCGGGCTGATCGTCCAGAAGCCACGGCGTCGTTGCCCGGATTTGTCTTTTGATACGTTCTGCAATCTTATCGGCATTCGGGAAATCAGCCGAAAGAAACGCCAAGTCGCCAATGACATTCATCAATGCGCTGTCGGCAGCCAGCAATTGCGTAAAGGCATTCCATGCTTCCTGCCGCTGGCTGGCATAGGCCGGCCCAACATCGGATTCGACTTCGTATTTGCCTACGGATGGATTGAATAGAACTTCCTTGACTTCCTCATGCTCGGCTTGGATTTTATAGGCTTCCTTGAGGTCCGGCTGTACTTTTACCTTGGTCTGGCTACCGTCTTTCCCAAGAATTTGTACCACGCGCTCGGTATCGTAAATATGGGGTATGAGGTCCAATAGGACGCGACCAGTATAGCGAATGGCAATAGCCAGATTATCAATGAAATGATAAGTAGCGGTTTCGCCCTTCTGTTCCCTCGCATCAATGGCCCTTGGAGTGCGTTCTACCGCCGGGTTTTCCTGTTGCTGCGCGGCCTGACCGGATGCCATTTCCATTTCGGCGGCGGCTATCTTCATGCCATCTAGATAAGCTGGTGTAGAGGATGCAGGGTCGATCCTCTGAGGCGGTGGCATGGGCTGCCCATCCTCATCGGTATGCTTATAAGTCAGATATGCCGCGTTATCGCGGTTCATGTTATTCCAGGCTACTTCATTGCCTGAAATCGCATCTGTCGGCACAATCCACTTGGTCTTGGTGGCCATTGCCGCGCTTTCAACCTGCGCGGAACTATTATAGTTATACATGCGCTGTGCGTCTTTTAACGCGCGTACGTGGCCCTTGCGTTCTAGTTTTCCCTCAATAATCCGCTCGATCCCGATTACTCGGATTAGCGGGATATATTTGCCCTTTAGTTTCCGTCTATCAATGATTTGCGCGCCCGCGATTTTGTACCATTCAAGCTGTTTCGTCGTAATATCGCGGCTTTTGAAATTCTCGCCCTTTTCCTCCCATCTTTTGCGATACTTCGCAGGAATTGACGACAATTTGAACTCGGCCACCTCGCCATTTTCATCCTCAAGATGAATAAGCTTGTCGTCTTTTTCCAGAATGCGATAATATTCTGCGATACGGATGTTGCCATCACGCGCCCAGTCATCGGTTTCGTTTAATCCCGTCCCGGTGCCCTTGACCAACTCAATATCAACGTCCGGAAACTGCCGTTCAAACTCTTTTTCCGAAATATCATCAAATACAAACCCATATCTGGCGTCTGACCCGTCTTTCTGCTTAATGTCGCAGTCGATCATGACGCTAAGGGCATCCCTGACCGGAGAAATCATCAATTCCTGGTCGAAACTCTCATCGTCGGTATATTTTTGGATTACCCGCCAGTAACCAACACCGCCCTCAACCTGGCTTTCTGTGGCTTCGTCATAAATGTTCTGCGCGCTGCTGATGTATTCGATATGCCTCATCATGCCTTCAAGAATTTGTGCTGCTTCATAACTCGCATCCTGCCCCATAGGTCGAATATTAATAGATGGCTTGTTCTGCCGGCAATTATTAGTAATGAGCTTGACGTACTGCGATGTTTTATTGATGGTAAGAGCGGGTCTTTTGTTTTTTTCACGATCCTTTCGGAGATCGTCCGGCCATTGCCATCCGTTATCCGAATCGGCGTTAGCAAATCGCACGTCCACCAGATATAGCCTTCGGAACTCTGTTTCCCAGTCTTGGCACCTCTTAAATCTGTCCTTTGCTTCCTGGACGATTTTGTCATCTGCTGACATATCCTCCAGAACATTATCGCTTCGGCTCATTATGTCATCCAGCCTTGCGCGTGCTCTGATTCATATTCATCAACGTATCGCTCCTGCCTTACCGGCTTGTTGCCTTCTTTTATTTCAACAGCGTAGTATCGAAGGCTATCGGCTGGATTACTTGCCCAATTGTGGAGCGGTTCTTTGGTTCTAACTTTAGTTTCGGGATTAACGCCATATTGATAATGTTGCAGACCGAGCACTCCATCAGCGGTGGGGCCTTCTGCGAAGTATAATCGAGGAAAAAGCTGTCTGACTGCGTTAATTCCGTTAACGACTGAGACTTTAGGTACGACTTTGACGATTTCGCCGGGATAAACATCGCGCACCTGTCTTTCTATCGTCTTGGATGCCGCCTGATGGTGGTTTTGTGCGTCATGCGGCAGCAATATTCGCTTAATCAGGTATTTTCGCTGTTGTATCTCTTGGAGATAATGATCGATACCAAAGCCCGTGTTTCCATAGAAATCAATCGCGTGATGTTCCATCCCGATTTGCTGGATAAACCATAAAGCACACATGTCAGATCGTCCGAGGTCAAAGCTAACTGTAATTCCCCTGGATTTGTCATATTTGAGATTTGGAGTAATTCGCCCCTCGGTAATAGCTGCGCTGAGTTCCTTGGCATATATCGCCCCCTCCAATGACCGGCGCGGCTTGCCTTCCCATGTAGTCAGATAATCATCATAGTTTCGGGATTTCATTTCCTCCAACTGGCGTCGAAGAATCTCAGGAAACCAAGGATTATCCCGCCAGTTAACCTCAACAACAGCAGAACCAGGAGGAGGATCAAGCACCCAACGCTTATAAGTATCATCGCTGGCAAGATCAGGATTAAAATCAATCCATACTTCAGAACCGTTACCAAATGGGCCGAATGGAGGATCACGGCGCACCGTAGGTAGGAGAGTGTCCCATGTATGATCCGAAACATGCGTGGCTTCCGTCAGCCAGAATATGTCAATGCCCTCCATTGACTTGATGGACGTTATGTTATTACGAACGCCAACAAATACTATTTCCGTGCCGTTAAGCCTGCCTATGATTTTCTGTTCTTGTATTTCGTAATAATCATCCAATCCAAGCGCGAAAACTTGTTCACTTAACAGTTTGTGAACTGAATCCTTGATTGAGCGTTGGATTTCACGACCGCAGACAATAAACAGTTTTTTATGTGCCCCAAGGCATAGAATGGCCCGCGCCATATCCCATGATTTGGAACCACCGCGACCGCCGTACATGATCTTGTAAGGCGCGGAATAGCGGGATAGCCTTTTCTGGAAACCAAACCAATGTTCCATTCTCACTTTCTCGG